TGCATTCGAGATGAGAGGACCAACCCGTATGATCTAATCGGCGGGCGTAGAGTTTCCACCGGTGCTGATGCGCCGAAGGAACATCTCCTCCCTCACCTATCACCCAGAGGGTGACGCAGGGAAGGAGATTAACGCAGAGGCGTTTGTGCTCGGGAGCCCAATGCACCCCAACCCAGAAAGAACCCCAACGGAGGAGGAGACCAGCCTTCATTACTCTACCGTCCCACCCAGGAAGTAAAGGCGATCCGTGCAGTGCTGTCCGCGTCCGGACTTTACGCAGGTTCGGGTATCGCGCATGTCGCCTACGAAGTGCAACGGAGTTCCGTCCGGGGAGAACAGGTATACGTCCTCGTGCAGCAGGTTCGTGGTCAGCGAAGTCCAGGCAGAGGTTCCCCGGTAAGTCACGCCGTTGATCGAGATAATCGTGGTGTCTCCGCCCGAATTCAGGTTAAGGTAATCGACCGTGACGGCGAGGTCATTGGTAGTGATCCCCGTGCAATACGACGGGCAAATGGTTGCCGGGGATAGGTCGGTAGCGAAAGCCGGGGACGCGAGCAGGGCGAGAATCAAAATTGCAGTTTTCATAAAGTCTCCTTCTCACTTGTGATGGACGCAACCCTTACTAGAGTCCCCGGACATTAGTCCGTGCTCCCAAGCATAGATCAGGAGTAACCGGGTAGTAGATACTCCAAGCTTGGCTCGAATTCTCATCAAGTGGGTGCTGATGGTCTTAATGGAGAGAAACATCTCTCGTGCCATCTGGGTTGCCTGTTTGCCCTTAGCGTATTCGAGGAGTATTTGGAACTCTCTCGGACTAAGGATCTCACTGGCGGGGATCTCTTTCTGGCAGGTAGAGCAAACCCACTGCTGCCTCTTCGTGTAATGAACTGCCTGACCCATACGAACTTCCGTGTTAAAGGTAGGGGAAGGAGGAGCCTTCCCCCGTCCTTAGTTAGCCTTCGAGGCCAACGATCTTGCGGGCCTCCTTAAGGGCCTTCGAACCGACCGGCCACTGCCAGCGACCCTCGGGACGGCTGACGTTCGCCTCCCGCAACTTGACCCGCGCGGACTGCGGGGCAATCTCGGCCTCGGCTGCGAGCTGAGCGAGCGTGACGACGTTCTCGTCAACCTCCTTCTCGCTCTTCTTCGCTGCCTTTTCGGGCTTCGCCACCTTAGTGACCTTCTTCGTCACCTTTTCAACTTTCTTCGGCACTTTCCTTGCTCCTTTCCTAATGGTACCCGGCTCCGGAGGAGCGCTAGCTAGCGCCTCCTTTACCAAGGCAATACTGTCTTTAAGGTCGTTCACTTCCCGCTCCTGGTTCGGTAACTATCGATGATCAGTCTCGATAGATTCACCTTTCTACTTAGCGCCTCATAGATTATCTCATCAACGGTATCCCTGGCAAGTAAAAAATGATAATGTACAAAGGACTTCGAATATGAGAGTGACCTAAAGCGGGACTGTTCAAAATTTATCTGGGAGTAGTCCGCAGAGTAGAAGACTATGTTATCGGCCTTAGACATATCTACTGCCATGCCGCTCTGGATCTGCATTACAATAGCGTCGGTCTTAAACTCCCCATCGTAGGGAGACCCCCCCTTAACGAGAGCGACGGAGCACCCTAGCTTCTCTAGGTGGCTCTTAACCCTATCGATCTCGTGCAGGAACCGGCAGATGACAATAAATTTCGACCGGGCGCGCAGGCTCCGAACAAAGGTATGCAGGGCCTCGATTTTCTCACTATCGATTACCCGGGCAATACCCTCCTCGTCGATCAGAGACCCGCCCGTAATTTGCTGGAGCTTAATCGCTACGGAGAGGACGTTCTTAGCCTTGACCTTTTTCTGGTTTACGATAGCGTAGAGCTGTTTCTCCATCGTATCGTAGGCACGTCGGCTCCGGGAGGAGAGATCGACCATCATCTTTGAGTATTGGATCTTTAACGGGGCTTGGCCCCCTTCCCGCTTCGCCTCACGCAGGGTAATGCGGTACGAGATAGAGTGAAGTTTCTCCTTAAACTCCTCCTGGTTCTTATACCCAACGAGTTCCTTGTCCTTAAATCCGCCCCAAACCAGATAACGGGTATCGAACCCTTCCTCAAGGACCTCCTTGGTCTTCTTGTTAATCTTGTCATCCCACTTACCGAAGACGGTAGGGTCAGCAAAGTCGCAGAGCGCCCAAGCATCCTCCGGGCCTTGGGCTAACGGCGTCCCCGTTAACCCTAGTCGGTAGTCGCAATACTTCGAGACGTGCCTTACGACCATAGACCGGGAGGAGCCCCGTGTCTTTAGGGCGTGAGCTTCGTCAGCGATCAGTAGGATTTCGGCATCAGTCTTTACCGACTTATACCAAAACTTTCGATTAGAGACCATCTGCTCGTAGTTAACCAGAGTCAGTTGCATCTTCCAATCGAGTTTAAAATGGGTTTCAAGCTGCCTGGTCCACTCGGGGATAGCAACTTTCGGACAGACTACGATAGTCCAGTCCGGTTTTAGGTGGTCCATTATATCCAGAGCGATCAGGGTCTTTCGCGCCCGAGGCTCGGGTAACAACAGAAAACCGCCACCGCCGGTTAAAGCGGTGACGGCCCGGTTAGACGCCCTCTTCTGATAGGGCAGTAGAGGGGTCTTAATCATCAGACGGCTTCGAGGTCCGAGACCTCCAGCTCCCAGGTATCGCCCTCGGCATCTTCGACCTTGGCGGTATCGCCTTCGATCTCGACTACCTTACCCTTGACGAGCTTGTCCTTGTCGTCTCGGAACTTGACCCGCTGACCTTCCTTGAACTTCGCGGTCTTCGAAGGCTTCTTTCCAACCTTCTTGTCCCCGTCGTCATCCTCGTCGTCGGCGTCGTCATCGTCCTTGGCCTTGTCCGCCTTCTTCGCAGGCTTCTTGGCGACCTTCTTGTCATCGTCATCATCGTCATCATCATCGTCGGACGATTCGCCGCCCTCTCCGCCGGAGACATAGCCGGTGATCTTCGGTCGCTTCTTGCCCTCGTAGGTCTCGTTAGTGACCTCGATACCGCACTGCCCACCGACGAGATCACTCTCCTCGATCTCCAGTGCGCCGTCCGGAACTTCGACTTCGAGAGCCTCAAGGAGGCCTTTCAGCTTCCAGAGAGCCTGGGGCATAAGGGAGACGTTATCGAAGTTTAACTTCGTACCCTTCTTCTTGCCCTCGGTCACGACCCACCCAAGGACCAGCATCGGATTGCCCTCGGAGGACTCCGTGCTTTCGGCCTTGACGATCTCGGCCTGGTAGGTTCCGTCATCGAGGGTAAAGCCACCGGACTCTACGCCCTCGAAGTCAACCTCGACTGACCAGCCTTTCTTCTTCGCTTTAACTGCCATTTTCACTGCTCCTACTTACGTTTGATTGTTCGGTTAAGGCTCTCGCCTCTTGAGATCTTCATCACCTTGTCGAATGAAGGGTTTACGATAATGCCGGGTGCGGGACCCGCCGATACCGGGCGGCGAATCTTAGCAGCATAATAGGCGTGCGGGCCAACCCTCATACAGAACTGAATTTCGTACTTCTTCTTCTCCACCTCGTGTTCCCGGATAAAGGTATTCCCGATAACCGAGACCATCCCGTTTGCAAAGGAGGCAACCGACTGCATCAGGTTCGAACCTACCGATGGGGCGATACGCTCGTCGTTCTCCTCCTGCGGTTCCCGTAACCGTTCGTGAGCGTTAAAGCAGATATGGTAACCGTCCGAGTAGAGTTCCCGGAAGTTATAGAGCCAGGTCTGCATCAACCCGGAGATCTGCCCCCATGCTCGCTGAGAGATAACCTCCTCGGCCCCAACGCCCTTATCCTCGCGGATCTTAGCCATCGCTAGGGCCTGCATCGAGGTTAACTGATCGAGCACGATAGACTTGTACTTAGTCCCTCCCTTAAGCTCCCAGTAGATCTCCTCAAGCTCGCTCCACTTCTCGACGGGGAGGAGATCGACGCCCTCGACATCCAGGATGGACTCGTGGCCCTTCTCCTTAATGTCAATCAACAGTAACGGCTTCGGAAACGAGCAGCCAAAAACGGTCTTACCCGTCCCGGCCTTCCCGTAACAGAGCATCGTTAGCTGCGATTCGATATCCCCTACCGGCTTGATCTTCGATAGGATCGATTTGCTACTGGCCTTCTTAGGGCCATTAGACTTCTTCGGTATGATCTTCGCCAACTGTGCACTCCTCGTATTCGGTTTTCTGAATAAACGCCGCATCGAGCCCGCGCAATTCGGCATTGCAGAGGCGGTAGAAATCGCAGAAGGAGCAATCACGTGTCATCGTCCGGGGGTAGACCTTTAGATTATTCATAATCACGGAGGTCTCGCGGAAGTCCTTAACGACCTGCTCGGTCATTGCCTTCGATGGCGCGGGCAGCTTAACCCGTAGGAAAAAGCGCTCGGCAGACCGGGCCTTAAGAGCCGCTAGGAAATCCTTGTACGGCTTCGGATCAATGCGTAGGCGGGTTAGCTCCTTCGTATACGTGTAGTAGTCCGTATCGATGTTCTTCGCCTGCGAGAGCCCCCCGGCCTTTAGTACCTCGGGAATCGTTGGGGCCTTCGTTCGGATGTAATCCCACATAACACCATCGATCTTGTCCTTCGGGTGCTCGCGGTTATACGCCCAAACGTACATCAGAATCTGGTAGTCCTGAAATCTCTGCTCCTCGGTCGGAATCACCCGGTGTGATTTATGATCCAAGATCCAGCGACGCCCATCGCGTCGGGTGACAACCCGTTTGTCGAGGTGACCCGTATACCGAATATCGGGGGTAAGGTCAGTAGCGACAAACTCTTCGGAAGCTTCGTAGATAAGACCATCCTCTTCCACGGTCCCGTAAGTGCGCTCGTAGCCTTCGAAGATACGA